AGCTATCCGGTCCCGCCGTGCCGCTGCCCTGCGTGCAATACGGCACCGTCGCGACGGTCGACAGCGTGCCATTGTGCGGCCCCTCCTGCACCGTATAGGCGCCACGGTCGAGCGGGCCTCCGGTTGCCGGCGGCGCCCATGTGACAGAGATCGACGTCGCGCTGACCGCCGTGGACGCAAGCCCCGTGGGCGCTCCAGGCACGTTGCCGCCTGGATGATGCGAGGCAGCGGCAGCAGTAAGCATAGCCCCTCCACCGATGGTCTGCCGTCCCATGTTCGCCCTGACGGAGATATTGGCCTTCATGTCAGGTCACCCATTAGATACCAGACATCCTGGGAATACTGCCACGCCCACACGAGCGACCCGACCGCGCGACAGGTCAGGTTGCCCGTAGGCGAGACGATAGTGACGCCGGCCCCTGCCTGGAAGGTGGGACCGATCGCCCCGCCGGAGAGCCACAGCATGCCCAGCATGGACTGGAATGGAAACGCGACGGTGCTGCGCGGCGGGATCTGATAGACGGCGGTCCCGCTCGCGACGTTGAACGCTATGACCGCGCCACGGTCGTTGAACTGCGCGATGTAGGTCCCGCTCGACGTGCGTGGGCTGTTGAGCGAGATCGGCAGGCCGGACGCGGACTCGCTGCCGTCGCGGATACGTGCGGCGGACAGCGTCTTGTTCTGCCCGTCGTAGTATTCCTGCGATTGCAGGTAGTCGGTCGTCAGGACGTTGGCCATTCGATCAGGTCAGCGTGCAGATCAGCGATCCGGAATTGAAGATCACGCTGTCGCCGGACTGGATCGGACGTGCGGCAGTCACGGTGCCGAAGCGAAGATTATTGCCGGCTGTGCTGATGCTGTCCCAGATATGCATGCCCTGGATCGTGCATGCCGCGCTGAAGGGTCCGAAGGTCATGTTGTTGAGGTTGATCGTCGTGCCGCTCTGCGCGGCGGAGAACGTGCAGCCGAGGCGCGAGTATCCCGAGTTGGTGCCGATCTCGAAATAGGTGCCGATGACCGGCACCCCGGTCGCCAGCCCGAGGGCGCGGGTTGCTGGCGAGGACGCGGTCACCGACACGCCGCCAAGCTCGAAGTTCAGCAGCAGGTTGGCATCGGCTCCGGCGCCAGAGTTGTTGATACCGGCCATAGTCGTGGTCTCCTTTGGTTGCGGGAAAGCGTCGTATCTTCAGCCGCTGGCGGCCGAGGATGGGCTGGCAACCCCGAACGTCTCGGTCCAGGGATTGATCATCAGTTTCGAGCCGGGATATTTGAGATAGTGGTCCGCGCACCGGACGGCCTCGCTGTGCGATTTGAGGAAGTGTCCGGTGCTCTGCGCCAGCCATCCAGCATAGTCCTCGCCGAGCACGTAGCGCACCATGAAGCCGCCGTGGAAGCCCCATGAGAGATCCGGCCAGGGTGCGTTCTCCATCGAGAATTGCGCGGCTAGGTCCGGAGGCGCCCATATCAGGCCGAACTCGTCCTCCAGACGCGATCTATGCGTCCTGCACAAGGACGCGTCTTCTGGATAGGTGATCTCCAGCCCCGCCGCGATTACCGCCTCGGCAAGTTTGGCGGTGCGCAACGAGAAGCCGCCGTTCCCGACATCGCCCTTGGACCAATACCACGGGGCGCCGATGTAGTCGTAGCGCAGGAAATCATCGGTCCATAGATGCGGGGTGATGATCCAGCTATCGTATTGCATCATCAGCGCGTGCGACGTGCGGCTGAACTCCAGCGGCGCGATCCACGTCAGTAGCGCTATGTCCTCGACCCTGTGTGTATCGACATGAATCCACCGAGCGCCCGGGATGCCCCAGTCCTGGTCGGAGACGACGACCACGTCGGCGAAGTCGAATTGATCGATGCACTTCTCGACCGCCAGCTTGGCCAGCTTGTGTTCTACCGTATCGATGCAGACCAGGGTTATTGGCTTAGCCAAGAGCCGTGCAGATCTATGGTGCAGTTAGCACCGAGCCGCCGATGCAAGGCGACCAAATCCGGCGGGCATTCCAACAACGTCCGTATCGCGTCGAGGATCATCTCGGCCGAGAGGTCGGAGATGCAGGCCGCGCCGTCGTGGTTCTTATTCGATCGACAGAACTCGACCGTGTCATGAAGCAAATGACATGGCCAGCAATCGACGCGCTTCTGGTCCGCGTGCAGCGAGACGGTCTGCGGCCAGTATTTGGTGATGTTCTCCTGCGACGCGTGACTGAGCAGCACGATCTTCGGCACCCGCTCGAACGCCGAGGCCCACATCAAGCCGGTGTCCGGCCCGATAATCAGATCGCATGTCATGATCTGGGTCAGCGAGCGGCGGATCGGCCAGTCGGTCCGCTTCTCCGGAATGCGGTCGTCTGCAAGGAGGACGCCCTTGTCTCCGGCGTCGTATGTCGTGCGCGCCTCGTGCAGACCGGCGATGCTGCCGTTGGCCCGCTCGACATGCTCCATGGTCGCCTTGACGACCTCCATTTCACGCTGGCTCGCGCCAAACATGATCACGGGGAGGCCGATCTCGCGCAGGATACGCCCGATGATGATCGGTGAAAGGGGATGGTATTTGTCCAGCCGCGAGCCGGCGACGCACCAGCCGATGACCTTCTCTCCGACCTTCTTCTTGGTCTCCGCCGCCTTCTCCAACTCTTCGTCCGTGGGATAGAACAGTGGATTGCCGAATTGATACGGCACGTCGACTACGTCGGCGATCGCCTCGATGTAGCTCTTGCCGCAATGCTTCCGGCGCCATCCGTTCGGCCAATAAAACGCCGTCTGGCTCGAATGCAGCGCCAGCAAGTTCTCGCAGGTGTGCGAGACATTCCAGAAATGCTCGTATTCTCTCGCCCGCTTGGCGAACCAGTCCTGCCAGTTAGACATCCCATCGTGCGGGATGTCCTCGTTGCGGACCTTGGTGATCTTGGACGCCCACGGGTTGTTGTCGAAGACCACGCCGTATTCGTGGTTCGTCATCACGTCAACGCGGAATCTCTGGGCGAGCATCGGCAGCACGGACGCCGCCATGAGATTGTCGCCGATACCGCCGAACCGGGCGATGCCGCACCACGGCTTATCCCGCTCGGCGGGGGCGTCTAGATTGGCTAATTCCTTGAGATCGGCCAGCGCATCCATCAGAGCCCGGCGGCCTTGCTGTTGAACGCCACGGCCATATCGGTGTGCACGTGACCGCCGGAGACGATCGCGGAGGCGATGAACACCGCCTTCTCCTCCATCTCGTCGATAAAGGATTCCAGATGCGGATCGTCGAGACGTTTCTGCAATTCGCCGATCAGCGTTCGGACCCGCGCGACGGCGTCCGGCTGATCGGCGATGCGGTTGATGAATTCGATGATCATACGGCTGCTCTCTCGTATCGTCTGAACCAAGCGCCTGGGGCGCATAGGGTCTCGGGCATCGGTTCCTCGTGCGTCAGCACGAAGCCACCAGACTCCACGACCTCTTTCATATCGGCGCCGTCGTCGACCCAGACGATGCGGCCGTCATGGGATGCGGGAACGCATCTGTTGTCGCGGTTGACGACATAGAGCGGCGCGCCGGGCGGGAGGCAATTGAACAGCAGACGGACGACCCTGTCCGGGTAGGGCATATGCTGCAACGCCCAAATCGCCATCGCGCCCTGAGCCCGCAGCCCGCGCTCGGCCAGAAGCTCCAGGCAGACCGGCGGAATGAAGCCGCAGTCCTGGCGCACGTTCTCCAGATAGCCCTCGCCCTGCGCTCGCATCGTCGGCATCATGTCGACGCCCAGCACGGCGGGCTTCATCGCCTTCGCCATGCGTCCGATGCCGCAGCCATAATCAATGACCAGCCGCGTGTCCTTGGGCCATTCGATCAGGCCAGCGAGATACTCGGTCTCGCGTTCCCAGCGTTCGTTGGTGTTCAGCCCGGCCTCGGGCATCAGGATGATGGAACGCGCCTCCTCGGAGGACCTGCAACGGAAGACGCGTGGATCGTAGACCGAGACGACTTCGTCCATGTTTATGCCATTCAAAGCGAGACCCAGATCGGCTGTCCTTGCACGTCGGCGCCGCGCTTCATACCCTGGGGCGGCGAGTGCAATCCATATTTCTCGAACGTCTGATCGTCAATCGCCACCAGATCGCTCGGCCAGTTATTGGCCAATTGGTAGACCGGCTCCAACGCGGCTGCATAGAACGTCGTCCGCGACGGCGAATAGTAGTGCGAGGCGCGGGGAGGATCGCTCATGCTTAATAGCCTATCGCTATCCAGGACGTGGTCAGATTCGCCGGCACCCATACCTTGCCGGCTATGTCGCTCCATACGACCCCGGCGTGGAACCACGCATTGAACACGAAGCCGCTGACGCCATGGATGGTCGGCGTAGGCGGAGATGCGACGAACCACGATCCGGCCGCTGCACCCTCGGTGCAGACTACGGAGAGGCAGGCATTCGGGAAGGCGATCGGAAAGAACTGCGCGACATTGGGATCGCCGTTCAGCACGCCGTATCCGAATTGGATGATCACGCCGTTCGGCAGGTTCAGGTAACCGGAGCCTGGAGTCGCCGTCGGATTGAATAAGAAGTCGGCAAGCAATACTGCGGCGTTCGGATCACCGGAGCCCCGTGCACCGAAGCTGGCGCGCAGGCGTCCATTGAGCGCGGTGATGTTGCCGTTGGTCGATGCCACCGAGATTCCGGTGACGCTGCCGTTCGCCGCCACGACATTGCCAGCCGCGTTTATATTGCCGCCTGCGCCGACGTTGCCGTTGGCAAACAGATTGCCGGCATCGTCCAGCGACATGATGGCCGCAGTGTAGCCGCTATTGACAATCTGGAGTTGATTAGTGACGGCACGGATGAATTTGTTGGGCGTCGTCCCCGTGCCGTGCAGCGCGATGTTGGCACCGTTCGGTCCAGGATTGACGACCACGCCACCCACCAAAGGATCGGTGAACGTGCCGCTGGATGCCGAGGATACTGCGCCACCGAAAGAGCCAGTCCCGGTTGCCGTGAGAGTGCCGTTCACCGTCGTGTTGCCAGCGTCGGTGATCTGGATCAGTTCGCGATTATAGGCCGAATTGAGGATATCAAAGGTGCCGTTGACCGCCCGTATATACTTGTTCGGCGTCGTCGTGCCGTTGCCGTTTAGCGCGACGCCTGCGCCATTCGCCGTCGTGCCAAGGATATTGAGGCCGCCCTGCGTCGCCGTGTTCGGGTCGGTCGCGGTCACCGACGATGCGAACCGCCCGGTAGATCCGAATGTCGAAACGCCGCTCGCGTTGAACGTGCCGCTGACCTGGGTGTTGCCGAAGATCGGCGCGATGCTGGCGTCCAGCATATGCGGCGTCTGCACCATGTTCTGCATCTGGCCGGCAGTCGGCCCGTTCCAGACATAGTCCCCGACGCCCCACGCCTTCGCTGTGGTGCCTTCCTGGGCGCGGATGATCGTCAGCACGTCGCCCGCGCGCCCGGTGCACCAGACGGTCTCGAAGACGGCCTGCGTCGCAAGGTCGTTCAACGTCAGGGCGAATTGCTGGCCGGGCGCCGGGAGCGGGAACAGCGCGCCGCCGCCCGAGGCCAGCGTGATCGTCGTCCCGCCCAACGACAGAGGTGCGCCAACCGTGCTGCGAGCGTTATCTGAAAAGAGGAATGGCAGTGCCAATTACGCTCTCCCGTCAGTAGACGTAGTTGGTCGAGCTGCCGCCGGGCGGGACGAAGCCGGGCTTAGGCACCACGATGTATTGCGGGCCGCTTGCGGCAGGCAGGTTCTCAACTCTCATGCCGCCGACGCGAAGCGTGATATCGACCGCTCCCGCGAGATAGTTGAACACCATCAGCACATAGAGCGTATCCATACCGGCGTCATTGACGAAGACGCCATCGAAGTGGAACCAGTTCGATAATAGCGATCCAGTGGTCACGGTCAGCGGTGTCGTGTCGTAGTTGTTCAACGGGGCTCCGCCGCCGACTGGTGCAAGCTGCAGATGGATGTCGGGGACATTGGTCTGGCTACCGCCGACCTGACGGATGAATGCGCTATAGGACCATACCCCACCGGGGCCGGTCGCAAGGCCGGTCTCGAATACGAGGACGGCCTGCCCGCCGCCGGATGCGGCGTTGTTGAACCGCACGTCGATGTAGGGGATCTGACTCTCGGTTCCGGTGCCGACGATGGTGAATGTCAGATCGGTGGAGAACTGGTCCCATGACGGCGGCAATGTGCCCGGCGATCCGGTGCCGATGCCATAGGCGGCTGGGTTGGTGACGAAGTTCGATACGCGGATCGGAGCGTTGCCGCCAAACGGGATCACGCCCGCCGTCGGGCGGATGCTGCCGGTTACGAGATATTGGTGACCGAGGTTCGCCTGCCCGCTTACGCTTGCGACACCGTCGATCTCGCCGGATACCTGATAGAGCGCGTGGCTGAGCGTCGTCGCATTGCCGAATATGCCGGCTGCCGCGTCCACCCGGCTCGCCTGCTGCACGCGTATCGCGCCCCTGGAGCTGACTGATGCCGTGGCATCTGTCTGGCCGTTCATTTGCCACGCGCCGGAGGCTCCGAAAGCGGTGACAATCGATCCGCCAACGCTGCCAGATCCGGCGACGTTGCCCTGGAAGGGCATTATCAGACGGGGAATGCCGCTCTGAGCGCTGGCGGCGGCGGAAATCGTGCCTCCCGACGATATCGCGCCTCTTGGTCGTCCGAAGATTCCAGACGACGCGTCCGCCTCGAACGTCAACGGCCACTTGGTCGGAGCCGAGGGGTTTCCCCGGATGCTGGCGGATGAATCCAATTTGCCCGATGACAGCCATTGGATCGGGATATGGGCGGGCGGCGAGTAGATCAGAGAGAACGATTCCCACTGCGTCGGCGTCGTCGAACCGCCCCCTCCTCCGCCCCCACCGCCCGGCGTGAAGGGCAAGGCATCAAAGACGCTGACGTTGTAAACACGGCCGCCCTGGGGAAGCTGGCCGTTGTTTACGATGTCGCCGCTCTCGGGATAGTAGTTCGTATTGCTGTGCAGCTTGGAATAGATCGAATAGGTGCCGTCGTAATACGGCGCTCCGGGATTGACGAAGCTGCCGACCGACACCCGATCGATGAAGAACTGGAAGGACGAAGGGGTCCAGTTGAAGCCGTAGCTGTGCTTTGTCGTAATATCGAACCCGGCTATCGGGTCCTGGACCATGATATCGGTGCCGGAGACATACATCCAGACATGCATGCCGTTTGATGTGTCGGTGAAGATCGCTATTGTGATATTCGGCGGCCAGGACAAGATCGATAGGCTATCCATGCCGAAGATCAGGCCGGGACAGCGATCGACCCGGCAGGTCATCTCCCAATAGCCGAAAGTCTGCTCGAAGTTATTCGGCGCATTCCAGGTATCGCAGACGCCCGACGTATAGGGTAGGCCCGGTGGGCTGGTCGTGACGCCTCCGGGCGTCTGGAACAGCGTCAGATACATGAAGCTGCCGCCGGCGTCGCTGGAGAACTGGTAGACCGAGGGCGTCAGCGACGGATCGTTGGTCCACCACGCGTCGCCCGTTCCGTCGTAGAAGCTGTTCCTATACCAGAGGTTGGAGTTGAACGACGCGAAGTTGTCGTTAAAGGTCTGAGCCATTAGGCCGCCGGCAGCGGCACATTACGACGAATGTTCGCGCCATCGCTTCTCTGCCAGACCTTGATCGAGCTGACGGTCATCGGATTGTTCGTCCCGGTGCCCCAAAGCAATACTACCTTGGAAACATCAAGAGAGGACCAATTCGGCGCCGTGCCCCCAGCACCCACAGGAACCGTGCCGCCGTTATACAACGTCCATGTCGGCATCGGCCCAACCTGCACATCGTCGAAAAACGTCTTGAGATAACCCTGCGTCGTTGATGTCGCAGGCACCCATAGACCGCCGACCTTGTGATATTGCGATGGGTCGTTGTTAGCTGGCACGCGCGAGGTGGAATCCAACCCGGCATCGCTGCCGAACATCGGCGTCTGCTGACCGGGACCATACCAGTCGATGGGGGCGCTGCTGAAAGCTTGCGCCGTGCCGCCGATAGCATTCGCGGGAAGGCCGGCATCACTCGCGTTGACGAACCATTCCAATATGTCCACTTCGACATGCATCGGCGCATTGTTCGTGCCGGGGTCGCTATACCACCACGCTGGCCAGCCGTCCGCCGTCTCCGGTCTGCCATATCCTCCAGGAAGGCCGGAGAATTTCATCGTAATCTCGAAATACCCGCCGCCGCCGAATATCACTCCAGTGGTGAAACCTGTGCCGTTCGTATTGGTGCTGACGACATGCGCGTTATACTGGTTGCCGGCGCCACCGTGATCGGTGACGGAGCCATCGGCGTTCTGCGTGATGTTCTGCGTTGCGATATTTCCGGTCCACGGCCACCAGTTCGTATTGAGCGTCACCGCCGGCCCGTAGGTAAGCAGGGTCATGCCAACAGCGACAGCCTGCGGCGGTGCGGTCGTCACCGGACCCGTGCTTGGCATGGTGACCACGCAGCCCGGCTGCGCAGACGCGCTCGGAGCAATGAGATAGGTCCCGATGCGGTCTCCCGGCAGCGCGGTGCGGGTCCCGTCCGTCGCGGTGATATCGGTGCCCGGAGCGGCCGGCGTGTCGATGAATGTGACGATCAGATCGCCTGCATGATCCGCCTGATCATTGGCGCCGATGGTGATCTGCGTCGTGCCGCTCACGCGAGAGAGACCGACAAGTTCTGTGACGCTCCGGGCGATACGACCAACCCGCTCGCGCACGGCCAGTTGAATGTATAGAGCCCGACGGTGTTCGGGATGACGCCGATCTGCTTGCCTGCCGTCGTCGCAGTCGTGGGCGAGTCATAGACCGCGCCAGCCGTGCCCGCGCTGACCACCGAGATGGTGACGAGCCAAGCTCCGGAGGTCCGTAGCGCAGTCGCAGCGGTGATACCCAGGACTGAGGTCGAGGCGCCTGGAACGCCATAGGATGGCAGTGGCGGCATCTATTGCTCCTCAGACGTATAGGACGGTGACGGACATCGAAGGCAGCGTAATCGTGCTCGTCACGCCTGTTGCTACGGTTACCGGAGTCGTGCTGCCAGCCGCGTTCGACGATGTCTGCTGCCACATATTGACCGTGCCGTTGCCGCTACTGTTGACCGGCCAATGGCTGAACGCGACCGTGCCGGAGACCGAGGCGCCGCTGTAGTTTGCCAGCATCACGCCGAAGCTCGACGATCCTCGTTTGCAGGCCAGAGTATAGACGCTGCCGGTTATGGTGCACGAGACCGCCGTGCCGCTCACAAACTGCCCCGCCCTCGACAGCATATAGGCGCTTGGGTGGATGGTTCCGTTCTGATCCACAACCTGGAACCCGCCATCAGGAGATACCTGCCAAATACCTTGGATCGGCGTATTGTTCAGTGTTCCAGCAACCATTCCCTGCACGGCATACCACACCGATGCCGTCTGTGTGCCATTGGCTGGGTCACCTGAGAAACCGGAGCCCAGCGTGAGACCATATTCATTGCACAACCCAGGAGCATTTGCCGGGATCGTGCCGTTGCCTTCGGTAGTCCATGTCCGATCGTTGATCAGCGAGTTCCAGTTCGGAACGCCGTTGTTGTAGCCGTTGGGATTATAAAAATGGAAGCTGGTATAGGCTAGGCCAGGATACGCATTGCGAAGCGCGTTGATATAGCCGGGGTTATACCACGCGGTGCAGGGGCCGGTAAACTTCAGGTTGGGATATAGCGGAGCAAGCGCATTGAACACGGCGGCAGAGACAGATGCGACCACGCCGGTGCTGATCGTTGTATTACTGATATTATACAAGCCCTGGATATCTGGCTCGTTGAACACGCCATCGACGTAACTGACAGTGATACCAGCCGCGACGAGATGCGCGATCAATTGCGTCCACATCGACACTACCCAGTTCGTGTCGGTCTGATTCGCTGTAACCCAATTACCATTGCCGCCATTCAAATAATTCGGAAGCCACGCCCCACCTACCTGTAGCACGGCATTCGGAAATACGTTCTTGAAGCCGTTCACCCACGGCGCGATGGCACTCCAATTAGGCGCGGCGTTATATGTGCTGAAGATCGATTGGAATAAACCTTCTATATGCTGCCGCACGAACTGGAAGTTTAGCGGCGTGACAGCGCTCACCCAAGCAGGCGTGTTGTAATTCTCGTTCCACGCCGTTCCCGCCATCGATACGCCCCAGAGTTGAGGCAGGATGGACACTCCGGTCGGCGAACCGAACTCCGCGGTAAACGTGCCACTCGCAGCCGGACCAGTGCCGCTTGTGGCGGAGGATGTCGTCGCATTGGTCGTCGCCGCCGTGCCGGTGCCCGACGTGTTGCTGACGGTGACCTGGAAGTTATAGGTGCTGCTCGACGACAGGCCGGAGATGACGACATTGGTCAGCGGCGACGTCGTGCTGCCAGAGGACCAAGGGAGGTTGGACGGATCGACGATTTGCCCGACCGGCGCGTAGCTATACCAGAGACCCGCCTGATTGAGCTGCCAGACCACGCCGTTGATGAACAGCATGATGACAACGTTCTGCGTCGGGAACGCGAAGACGCCGTTGACCGTGATGACGTTGGTATAGGTCGTGCCGGCATTGACGCCGCTGGCCGCTATCGCCCAGGTGTTCGATCCGTCGTTGAACGATCCGACGGTCGGCGTGCAATACGGAATCGCCGGCCAGTTTACGAACGGGTTGGCCCCCGTCCGGTAGGAGACCTGATAGGCTCCGGTATTCAGCGCGCCACCACTCGTCGGTGGCGACCATGACAGGGTGACCGTATTCGATGTCTGGCTCGGCGAGGAGAGAGCCGTAGGAGGACCGGGCACGTTGCTTGGCGCCGTCCCGGCGGTGGTGATCGGAGACACCGCGCTCAGCGCGCCGTTGCCGGCCGTATTGCTGACGTAGGATGACACATCGTAATTCGTGCCGGAGGATAGGCCGCTGATGGTGACACCGGGAGAGATCAGCGGAGACGTGCCCCCGATAGCGGTCCAAGAGACGCCCGATCCAGAAGAGAGGGCTCCGGTCGGCGTGTAGGTATACCAAGTCGGCGCCGAATTGATGTGATAGAGCGTGCCGCCGATACGCAGCAGCATATTGGCGTCCCATCCATTGGAGAACGAGTTGTTGACCATGATGGCGTTGGTTTGCCCGCCGCCGCTGGCGACAACCGTCCATGTGTTATTGAAGGCATCGGTGACTGATCCGACCGTAGGCGTGCAGTAGGACGACGGCTGCGCCCCGGTCGTCGACCATGCGGTCGTCCCGGTGACGCGGGACTGCACCTGCACCACGCCGTCATCGAGCGCCGGTCCTGAGGTCGGGAGAGTGACGGCTACGGCTACCGAGGATGTGGTAGGCGTGCCGGTGGAGATCGTTGGCGCGTTTGGCACGGGGCCGCTCGACCCGACGTTGACCAATGTGCCGAAGCCCGAGACGTAGGGGATATACCACGCCGAGGCGACGCCTTGCGTGCCGCTTCCTGGATTGGTGAAGCCCACGGTGATCGTGCTGGTCGTGGTCATCGCCTTCGTGGCGGAGGTGATCGCCGTCAGGATCGGCGGCCCGCTGATGCGCGAGTCCGGATGCCGCGTCCAGGTCTGAGCAGCCGAGTCGGTGAGCGAGATCGCCGTGCAGCCGGGATTATACGCATGGACAAGAACCGCGCCGACGTTGGCGCCGCTCGCCGGCACGGCGGTCCCGAGAGAGACGACGGCGTTGGTCGGCGTGCCTGCGGTGACGTTGACCGTCGTGGTGCCGAGGAAGACCGGGATAGGGTTAAGCGGATGGACGGGCGTCTCGTCTGCGATCTCCGTCGCCGTGGCACGGATGCTTCCGCCTGCGGCAGCGACGATGTTGATCGCACCCTTCATCCAGCCACTCCTGGGAACGTGCCGCCCATCAAGACCCTGGAGAAGACGTTCGCACGGATTCCGGCCTGCGCGCTCATCGCTCCGGCGACCTGCCACTGGTTCGGTCCGGTCGCATGCACCACGACGAAGTCGGCTCCGATGCTGGTTGATCCGGAGACGACGGCCATCCAACGGAAGACACTGCCGGAGAGAAGGTCGGTATTGCCGCCGATTCCGGCCGCCCCGAGGAGCAAGGCCCCGCTGTTGGCGCGCAGCGTGGTATTCGCGCGGATCGCCGCCGTGCCGAAGATATTGCCGGCACCGGCATCGGGGAATGAGATGACTGTCGGGGACACCGTGTAGGTGAACTGGAACGGGAGCGCGAGCACGCCGTCGGTGACGGCATATTGCAGCACGGTGCCGATCTGGTTCGCGCTGACCGTGATGGTGATCGCGGTCCCGGACGAGGTGATCGAGACGTCGTAGTGATTGTCCTCGATCGGCAGGAAGCCGTTGGCGCCGTCCATGAAGCGATGCACACGACGCTTGAGCCACTCCGTCGAGAACTGGAATCCGTCTCCCTTATACAGATGCCAAGTCAGGATGCGCTGATAGACGTCGTCGGTGACCGGCAGATAGGTGATCGGATTGGTGTTCGCCGGATGCAGCTTTCCCCCGCCGTAGACCGACGTGTTCCATGCCATCGTGTTATATGGCCCGGAGCCCGCGCCGATCGGTGCCGGTTGCTGGTAGGAAAGGATCGGCCGCTGGATGCCGTATAGCCCGGCACCGACCCAGTCGAGCAGGCTGCCGGAGAGCGCCGACCAGACCGGCAGATCGAGGCTGTTGAAGTCGTTGAGCCACTGCTGCGCGAGATAGTTCTGCGCCATGACGAACGTCTGGAGATCGTCATCGTCGGTATATTGAGCATAAAGATATGAGCGTATTACATTTTGGAGGGTCGTTGGTCCGCTGGGCGGGAATATCGTGGTGCCGCTCATGGACCCGTCACGGTCACATGGGCTTGGTCGGTATAAAAGAAACTCTCGGGATCGCCGGAGACGATGCCGGTGCCGATCGCCGGGGTGACGGTCACGCCATTGATCGTATAGGCCCAGGTCAGAATAGAGATCAGATGCGTATCGACGACCGCCTCTATGGCGTCGAAGACGTTCTCCTCCAACGCATATTGATTGATCGGTGCGCCGACCGGGACGCTGTTGACGAAGTTGATGATGGCCGTCTGGGCGAGCTGGCTGATCGCTGGTTCCGAGGCGAGCGTGCTGGTGGCGTTCCAGTTCAGCGTGACGCCGACGATCTGCTGCGGCGGCGTGACCCACGGGATGGGATATATGTCGGGGTAGTCGTTGATGCTGACGTTGTTGTTCCGCAGGTTCGGCAATACTTGGCCGCCGCCGGAATAGACCCCAAAGGCCGTGGTGTTCACCCCGATCGAGAACGTGGTCTGATTGGTCACCGTGATCGTATAGCTGCCGGTATTCAACTGCGTCATGCCCTGGCAGCCGGAGAAGGTCACCACCTGCCCCGTGGCATATCCGTGATTGAGCGCGGTGACCACGACGCCGGGATTGGCGTTCGTGACACTGGCGACCGACATAACGCTGCCGGTCAGCGAGGAAAGTATCGGCACCCCGCGATAGATGGCCGTCGCTATGGCGAAGGCGTCTGGGCTGGCTCCGCCGACGATGACCTTCCAGAGGCCGCCTGTGACGGCCTGGACGGCCACCTGCTGCGGCTGCACCCCGGGCACCGCCATCAGCAGCGTCTTGAGGAAGTCGGGCGTGCCCTGGCAGGCGACGCGCTCGGCCTGGAGGACCCGTATGCGGTATTGCGGTTCGGTCTCCGCCGTGGTGCCCCCGGAGCCGGGGTTCGGATTGGTCACCGCGAGCGAGACCGTCGCCGGAAAGGAGGTCTGGATCGTGGTTACCGTCCCCGATGGCACTGCCCATGCACCCGATACGGTGGCGACCGCGTTGACGACGGACGTATGCCCGGCCGCCCCGATCGATGTCGTCTGTTGCACGCTGTAGCTATGCGTGCCGTCGCCGACCAGGAAGCCCTGTGAGATCAGAAAGCCGGCCGGCCCGGTAAAGACGACGCCGACCGCGACGTTCTCTTGCGTGCCGATCGGAATGCCGAGCAACTGTCCGAGCTGGTTCAATATGAAGGCGTTGGCGCCATAGGGGGTCAGGCTGTTGAGCAATTCGACTCGCGCCTGATCGCAGATGATCATCGCGGCGGTGTCGGTGCTCGATATGTCCTCGACGAGGCTGCCGGGCAGGTTGGCGGTATATCCTGGGACCGGCGTCAGTATCGCGTTGCCGTCCTTATCCGTCCCGAACGTGACCAGATTGATCAGTTGAGTGCGTAAGTCGATCGGCGATTGCGGCTGGACGCCCGCTGTGGTCATGACGACCGGAAAGAAGAGTGCGTCCTCCGTCGATTCGGGCATCGCCGCCTACCTCGTTCATCGATGTCACCGAACCACGCGGCGGCGCATCATCCGCGCCGCTGCATGGCGCATGCCGACCGCGTCGCCCTTCCGGCATGCGTCCATATAGCTGCCACAATCGTCTATGCCGGTGAACGTCCCCTTGTTCTTGCCAGCGTAGAGGACTCGCTCAGCTTTTTCCCTTGATCCATACTCCTTGGTCATATTATTGAGAATCTTCTGACCCTTCTCAGTTAGAGGCATCGCGATTCTCCATGCCAAGAGGCAAACATCTTCCTAGGGTTGAGCTTATATGTGCACGTTGCGGAACTGGGTTCTCAAGAGTTGGTAGCGACAGAGACCGAATTTATTGTTCATGGTCCTGCGCGAAACCAAGGAAAACATCTTTACGGACATTCCGGTGCGAACGATGCGGGAAAGATGCAACGCAGACAACCCATAAACGCGAACAGCGCTTTTGCTCTGTTTCCTGCGCACGCCGTAGTGTCGCCGATCAACGTCGGGCCAACAACGAAGCGCTGGAGAATTGGCCAAACTACCGAGTTGCCAAAGCCCGCTTACTTGCTCTGGCGGCACACTGCGAACGCTGCGGATGGAGTGAAGTCCCGGAAATCCTTGAACTGCACCATCTAGATCGAAACCGGAAGAACAACCATCGCAGCAATCTAAGACTATGGTGCGCCAACTGCCATACGCTTCACCATTATCGCGAAGGCACAGGCCAGTTTAAGAGCAATATCGGCAGATCCTATGTGCCGGCGACCGGCGGCCCGGACTGCGCGATGCCGACCGAGACGCCGCTGTGATGATGGGTCTCGGCGGTGGTAGGCGTGGCGCCCCAGGTGACGTTGCCTTTGACCACCAGATTGCCGCTGCTGTCGAGCGTGATGTTGCCCGCCGTGATCGTCAGGTTGTTGCTGCCGAGGTCGATGACGATGCCGCTGGGCGTCAGCGTGAACGTGCAGGTTTGATTGCTATCCTGCAGAACGCATCCATTCGGAGCGTAAAGAACAAGCGCATCCTTATCTACTGAACGCCAGTTCTTGTTGCCGCACGGCATGAAGGAGAGCGTCGATAGGTTCGGCTGGGTCCGCAACGATGCCACCCCGTCGCCCAAGCCGGACATCTGCCCGAGATAGGCGTCGGCGCTGATTGCGAATCCCTTGTCCCCGACCTGGATCGGATAGCGGATGTATTCCGGGCCGAATAGCGGCATCTTCACCTGCGGCAGCACGATCGGATCTGCCTGGACCTCGAACTTCACCGTGACGATCGCGCCGTCCACCGAGACTACCGAGCACGGCAGACAGCGTCCCGTGAGCTGAGTCCGGGTCTGCGCCGCGTTGCCCATCGCCTGATTGAGCGACAGGACGACTGGGATCTTCTGCGAGTTACTGGCCAACGTTCTGCACCAGACCGAGCGTCGTGTTCCACGACATCGCGTCGGGCTGCCGGTAGTTGCCCCAGTGATGGATGCGGGAGATCCAGAACTGCTGGTCCGACGCTATGCCGACAGTGTCCCTGGTTCGATTGAAGAACGACGGCAACGCTCCTGCCTGCGTCTGCTTCAACGGATTCTGGGGAAATCGCACGAAGCTTCCTGGCCCGACCTGGAGATCGCCGCGCATCACCAGCTTGCAGGTCATCTCGTTCGGCGCGAACCATGTCACTTGTCCGAGGAGATCCTGGAACGCGATCTGCGTCGTCGGCCCGGTCTGTTCCTTTATGCTGGTATCTCCGACGATCACATCGCTGCCGATGTTGTAGATATAGACGCCCTTGTCGTTCTCGCCGTGCACGCCCTCGGTGTGCTCCCTGATGAACTTGCCGAAGTCCTCCAACGTATCATACGTGCCGCTCAGGTTGTCGGCAGGCCCCGTTCGATCGTCGTTGATCTTGATCTTCGGATTGATGCCGGACAACGGGCTGTTGGACAGCGTCTCCCTGATGGCGTCTTCGAGAGTCTGTCCCCTATGCCAATCGAACTTGTAGTTCTTCGGTTGGTCGTGCGTGCCGGTCAATCCGCCCGCGCCGATGATCAAGTCGAGCGTCATGTCGGTGCCGAGCCAGTTGCCGAACGCCTGGAAGACGGAGCCTTTGATCACAAGGCCGGCCTGCTTCTGCGCGGCAGTGGCCAGCGGCAGCCCCTGCGCCATGCCGACAGAGACCTCGATGTTGGCCTGCGACAGATCGAGGCTGAAGACGTCCTTCAGCGACAGGCCGTAGATGCGGACGTAGGACTGCGAGTTGCCCACGTGCCCCGGCATCTGCGTGATATCCAGCTCGATATTCAGCGCGCCCGGGTTGGTGCTCTTGTCCGGCAGCAACGAGGTGATGACGCCCGGCTCGAACGTCCCGGCCTGCAACGAGGAGGCGAACCCGCCGGAGAAGGAGTCGAACTTGATCGGCTGGTTGTTCTTGTCGGTCAGCTTGATCTTATAATAGCGGCTCATTCTTCACCAGTAGCGATGCGGCAGCCACGGTCCAAATAAGCCCAAAAGCAATAGGATCAGGATAACGAACAGGATGATGCCGACTGGGTTGTTCCAGGCCACGGTTCCTCCTTGCCATCCCCATCCGGCGCCGCACAACAGGATGATGATCAGGATCAGGAGCAAGAGGTCCATGGCGAATCCTACGGATTGATCTCGAAGTTGTGCCCGGTGTCGCGGAACACCATAGTCGTTGTCAGGAAGTAGCCCGCGAGCAGATTGATGTTGCCGGTATCCGGCGAGGATATCACCGGCTGGTGGAAGACCAGTTGGTCGTTCGCTGTCAGGCAGGTGAGATACCATCGCTGACCAAACACGTTCCAGGTCACCAGCATGCGATAGGTGCCGCCGTCCAGGGTGGCCTGGAACGAGAAGCCATAGCCGGGAGGAGGATCGAGATGGACGTAGACCGTCAATTGATACCACCTTGACCGGGCGGCGGGATGAAGGCCGGCGACGACAGGCTATCGGTCAAAGGCAGCGTCGGCACGGTGCTGGGGCCAAGGACTTGCGTGGCGTTGACGCCCGATGTGCCGGATCCGGTTATCTGTCCGCCGTTGTTGAATTTGCTCCATAGATTGTTCAACGCCTGATCGGCCGCCTGTTGCGTCAATAGCGGCTGGACGAAGTCGAACTGCCACGTGTGCTGCGCCTGCGCGCTCTGGCCGCCGGAGATGTCCGACATGCGGGTCATGATGCAGTCGGTATAGAAATAGCTCGGCGTCAGCACCGAATAGGTGCCGCCCTGCTCGTTGTGCGTCTCTAGCGAGCTTTTGATCAGCATCATGGTGGCGATCTTCGCGGCGTAGCCGAGCCGGTTGCGCACCGGGCAGATCATCCGCATCGATATCGTCAGCGGCTGCTTGATGACCGCGTTGGCGGCAATGGCCTGATTGGCGAACGGGTAGGTCGCTATCTGGTTGTCGACCAGCGTGCTGCCCGGCATCGGCACGAAGTGCGCGAAGAAGTCGTCCAGCTCGATGTTCTGCCTCGGGATGGAGAACAGCGTGTTCAGCCCGAGACCCTCGGTGAGCATGATGAACGGCACCGGGCTGAACGTCAGGGCGCCGGTTATCGAGCTGCTGCCCGAGAGGAATATGGGGGAGAGCTGGTAGGCTATTTTGAACGCGATGCCGACCGGGGTGATGGCCATCGATCAGGTGCCGTAGGTGCCGGACATCTGCCGGGTGCTCACGGCGAAGTCCGAGCCTGCCTGATTATTGATGGTGACCCTGGTGTCCCTGGGCGGCATGGGATGGAACGGCTCGCGCTGGCCCTGTAGAGCCCGCATGAGCGGCTCGTTGGTCTGCCACGGCGTGATGCCCTCGCGGGCCAGCAAGGCGGCTGCTGCGGCCCTCTGGGCCTCGTATGGCGCGTCTATAGCGTGGGACCATTGATCGGCGGGAAGTCCGGCCATCTGCTTGGCGCGCCGCCATGTCTCGTCGATCATCTGGAAGTAGCCGCTGGCGGTGAATCCGGTCGGGTCCGCTGCGTGCTTGTAGTTGAAGACGTTGCGGCCGCCCGATTCGAATCTCTCGATCAGATCCAGCGTGTTGTCGTTGGCGCCGATGTTGAAGCCCTGCCCTGGGCGATAGCTGGCGAATTGGAACAAGGGATGCCTTGTCTCCGGCTCGTCCTTCTTGGGCGCCGCCTCTGCTGCCGCCGCGCTGCGGAAGCCGACGATCTCGACCGGCAGCGCGGTCACCGCGCGCACGAGGGAGCCGAGCGGGTTGTTCTCCGGACTATAGGCGCTGGGGTTGAACAGGGACGACGGGGTCTTCCGTTTGAAGAGCGGCTCGTCTTGCGGGATCTCTGGTTCTTTCCCAGGCTCCGACCATATAAATCCTCGTCCTGGGACGAAGGAATATCCTGGGGTTGCCTTACCCTCCTTGGACGTGAGATCCGGGATCACGTCTTTGTTGGCTGCGCCAAGGCCGGCGCCAGCGGCAGCGCCGAGAAGCGGCACTCCGAAGGGTAGGCCCAACATGAATCCGGCGACTGCACCGAGTTCCGCGCCAGTCTTGGTTGATACTCCCTCCCCTCCTTTATCTGCGCCGCCGGGCCGAAGCCAATCGATCCATCCCTTCAGCTCATTCTTAGCTTGGCGTAGATATGTAGCGAATTGGTCAAAGTCCTTCTGAAAATCCTCGTTGTGCAGCCAAGTGCCCAATTGGGCTAAACCTTCGGTTAGCCACTTGATGTTGTCTGCAGATAGGACGTTGTTGACGAACACCTGTGCCAAGTTCGTCAGGCCATCCACTAGACCGTTGATCGCCGCTAGGAACTTCGTGTCGCCGAACTTCTGGGTGACAAGCTGCGTTATCTTATCTCCGGCCTCGCCTAGTTTGATGACGAAGTCGCGGTATGCCCTCTCTGCGTCCGGCGTCACCTCCAGGCCGGGCCGTGTCGCTCCGATCTGGGCGGTGTGCTCTTTGATTTCGCCGCCCTGGAGCAGGAGCCGGGATATTTCCTCCTGTCCGAAGTTCTCTCCGAAGAGCGACTTGAAGACGGTGCCCACCTGTCCCCTCGTGCGCGGGTCCGCCTGCATCCTTTGCGCTTGATCTACGAGTGCCGGCATAAGGCGCTGGAAGACTTTGGTGGTATCCTCCTCGGTCCCGGCCGGAGCTTGACCAGCGGTGGTCAATATCTGGTTTATGGCGGCCCAATCTTTGCCGCCGCCCTGCGTCGGATCAATCTGCAGACCGCGCAGCCGCCGGAACATCGAGTTGACATCGACATACATCCCGAGCTGCCGTCGTGTGGCCAGCAACCCGCCGGTTGTAGTGCCGAATCCCGCCGCCTCGTTGCTCAGTTTGGCCTCTCGATTGCCCAGCGCGCCGAGGCCCAGTCCGCCGGCCGCCGTCGCAAGCCCTGTTAGCGCCGTCATCCAACCGGAGATCGAGAGGAAGCGCTGCGCCATCTCGCGGACGTTGCGGATGACCTCGCGCGAATGGTCGCGCATCGTCGCCCATGCCTTGGTCAGCCGCTCCGCCGCGTTGGCAGCCCGCTCATGCTCCTGGCTGGCTCTGGCGCCCGCGCGTTCCGCTCCCGGGAACAGGCTGATCCTCGGGATGCTCCTGGCGGCCCGCTGGAGCTTCTCGACCTTCTGCTGATAGGCATCGAGCTTCGTCGTGTCGATGTCGACGTCGATGACGCTGCGAACCGGCATGATCTACATCCCCATACGGCTCGCGCGGATCAGATGACGCTGGCGGAACTCTAATGCGGAATTAAATGGGAACTCGCCGGGTGCCCGATCGGTGATGCAGGCAGCGAAGCCTTCATTGGAGGCCCAGTCGAGGATGGTGGCGACGACGGAGCCGGGACTGTCGCGCCAATACTGGCGGTCGCGGTCGAGGTCGGCAAACCAGCGACGAACTCCGACAAGCTCGCAGACGATGTCGAAGCACCCCACAGTGCAACAAGCCCATCGATCAGCGCCCTGCGCTCCCTGCGCAGATTCAGACGCCAAGCGAGCGTAAAAAAAACCAGGATGCCCTCGATCTCGTCCAAATCCTCCTGATCGATCAGCCCACCCCGGACTGCGTCGTCATAAGGGATCATCTGCCAGCCCGGAGCATGTCCGTTGCCGCCGCCCGGAGCGACTACATTGGCCAGACGCCGTATCTCGGGCAACAGGCCGCGCTCTACGCCCATCGGGCCTTCCCATACCCGTAAGTCCTCGGAGACCTTACGCAACGCCTCTGCGGCGATCCTCGGCCCAGCGAGGTGCAGTCCCTCGCCGTAGATCAGCGCGAACGCCTTGCTCAACGGGAGCCAATATCTTTGGAAGACCTCTCTGCCGATCGGCGCCGCATGCACATGCACCGTGGTCCCGTCCATGCGGTCCACCGTGATGACGATGAATAGCGCCTCGTCGATCTGCATCAGCAATCCACTCGTCAATGTCGGCGGCTATGCGCTCGTCGGCCAGTTTGGCGATCATGCACAGAGACCACAGGAGATACCAACCAGCCGCCACGCCGAGAATCGCCCATGCCCAGAATGGCATCGGCGTCAGCCCTGCACAATCTCCCGAGTGGCGGAGATGAACAGGTCGCCGTTGGATGGCGGAACGTCGACGGACTGCACGACGGCCTTCCAGATGCCCGGCCCGTAGCCTTGGAGGATGACGCCTCCCGCCGCGTCGCGGAACACCAGCGCGCCGTGCTCGATGCCCATATAGGGCGCCTCTATCGCTTGCTCCCACGGAGAGACGGAGATCTGCGCGATCCAGCGCGGCATTGGTGGCCCTCCCTTATACCGGGGCGTATTTGCCTTTGATCCAGAGGTCGTCGTTCTGCGTCGGATAGCCTCCGCTGTCCACGATGGCCTGTCCGTAGGGATCGACCACCGCCTGCGGGATGACCGTCGTCGATATGACGGCGCCGGTCTTGAACTGCACCGTGACGGTATACAATGGATAATCGACCTCGGTCTGCTTGACGATGCCCAACGTCATGAAATAGGGCGCGTAGCGCTTCTGCGTCAGCAGCACGTAATAATCCGGGAAGATCTGCTGCATGATCGACTGGTGCGCCGGGATGCCCCAGTTGCCGAAATAGGGGCTTTCCCCGTAATTCAATTTGAGCGTCTGGATCAGCGCGGTCAGATAGACGCTGTCCGGGTTGTCGTTCATGTCGCATTCGACGGTGACCCACCAGCGCGCGCCGGAGGCCGGATCGGTCACCCTGCCGTATGTGCGGAGATGCATCAGTCACACTGGGCGTAAATGCGCTTCAGATATTCCGGGACCTTGATCAGTTCGATCTCCGGCAGATCCTTGCGGGGCGGCGCCTGCCTTGCCTTCTCGACGGCCTCCGCTAAATGTTCAATGGAGGTGGAGGTCATCGGGAACCACGAGAAGAGCCGCCATCCTCGTCCGTCCCACCACCACATGGCCTTATCCTCCGAGCCATTCGACAGAGCCACAGCAGGACAATCCAACATAAACAACGGGATTGTTTCAATCCCACATACTAGAACTAACGAGGTAGTAGCCACGGATTCGCACCGAGAAATCTGCATCGTCCCCGGCGAAGGACATCTCGTTGATGCTCTGGATCGCGCAGTTGGATATCTGATAGGGCGAGAGCCCGGTGCCCGGCGGAACGTCCGGCCGCACTGTGCCGTCGCCGATCAGGGGCGAGACCTCCATCTGGTTCTTATACAACGAACAGAGCGGCTGCGTCCTGATCAGATGGATGGTGCACGTGATCATCATATACGGCTCGGGCGAGGTCACCGCCCCGGTGAGCGTGTTGATGAACATCGTGCTCTCGCCGTCGAGCGCGAGGCTGATGCCGCGCCTGCCGAGATAGGCGGCGGTCACGTTCAACGACGCGTTGCTCGGCCATACGATCGAAGCGCGGAGACGGTTCAAGCTTCCTTGAACTTGTAACGGATTCGGAATTTTAGCCTCCTATCTTCTGTTCCCGCCCTGCGCGCCGGATCGCATTCGTATAGGCGTCGGTGTGCATACCGGGCTGGATGCGGAAAAGATCGAGCCGGTTGCGCTTGCCGATCACGGCATGGGCGGTGACGCCGACCGCCAGCCCGATCTCCGCGTCGCTCGCGCCCTCGGCGAACATCCGCCGCAGCGTCTTCTCCGCCTCGTCGCTCCATTTGATGGGCATCAGAACGTTAAAAAGTCGCTCACGACGAGATTCAAGACGATCTGGGTAAATCCACGCTGCGGGATGTAGACGATCGTCAGCCCGGCGTATCTTCCGATCTTATAGTCGGACGGGTTCGCCCCAGCGTAATCTACGAACGGGATGGCGTTGACCACGGCCTGCGCGGTGAACTGGTTCTGGTCGAGCGCCTGCTGGAAGGCGTTGCCGTTCATCTCGACAGGAAGCACGGAGCCTACCGCCAGACCGAAGCTGATCTCGCTGCTCATCAGCGCGGTCAACCGTCCCTGCAGACGGTTGATGCCGTTCTGATCGTAGTAGAGCGGGTTCACTCTGTTGTTCGCTCCGTTGATCACTTCGTTGGCCAACACGATGTGCGCGTTGATCTGCGTGTAATCGACCGAATACCAGTAGGTAAAATCCCTCCCGTCCTCGGTCGTGCCCCATTCGATCATGGTGTTGCTGATGCCGCCCTCGGCCCCGGTGGCGATGATGTTGCAATTGCCGGCCTTGAGCGCCGTCAGCAGCGCGCCGTTGCCCACCGTCGGATACGGGGTTACGCCGAAGACATAGGTGAAATTGAACGGCGACACGCGGTTCAGCGGTCCGGGGCGATACGAGAGCGCCTGATAGAACGCGCCCGCCAGAGAGAACTCGGTGCTTGGTATGCCCGGCGCCTCGACCAGCGAGATCACGCACTTCATGACGTTGTTGTAGATCTGATATGTGCTCGTCGTCGTGGTGGTCCAGAAGTAGGTCATCCCGGTCGGCGCTTCGTAGATGGCGACCAGGTTCAGGAAGTTGGCGTTGGCGTCCCATGAACGCGGGACCAGGAACGAGTAGACCGTCTGGGGGTTGTTCTGCAGCCATGTCGTGAGCGTCGCGATGCCTGCGTTGGCGCCTCCCAGACCTAGTTCCATGACATAGACGGACTGCATCGTGCCTTGGGCGAAATACGTCGTCGCCATCGCATGCAGTTCGCCGACCGAGACCGGCGTCCAGGTCCCCGGCACCGTCTCCGGCCCAGGGTTGACAGGCAGGGCATAGGTGAACGCCTGCGCGCCGGTCACCGTGCAGAGATAGTTGCCGTTGAACGTGGCCGGCGTCGCCCCGGCGATGGTGATCCACACCGTGTCGTTGAGCGTCATCCCGTGCGGCGCGGCGGTGGTGGCCGTCGTGGTGCCCGCTGACCAGTTCAACGCTGAGATCGCCCTGGAGAGCGTTCCCGGCTGGATCGCCGCGAGGTCGGAGACCTGGGTCAGCAACGTGAGAGTGCCAGAGGCCGTGTTGGTCCCGCCCTGGCTGATGAACGCGCCGGTCTGTTGCAACAGCGACGGAGCCGGGGCTTGCAAAAGCGAAACATTGACTTGGACGATCGCGACCATAGCATGGCTCCCTATCGCGCGGCTGGAATTAGGCCAGGGTGATCGCGAGCGTCATGCCTGCCGCCGGGAACACCGTGACGCCGCTGGTGCATGGCCAGTTCAGTTCATATGGGCCAATGGTCGCAGGGACGGAGAAGATCTTGTTCGCAGCCGCCGTGCTGCCGGTCGCGGCGCAATCATAGATGCCGCCGGCCGCTGTGCTGGCGGCGATGACGTTGACCTTGACCAACCGGGCCGCGCCGCTCTTGGCGACGACTCCTCCGGTCGCGGTCATGTTTGCGACATAGCCGGTCGCGTCGTTGCGATCCTGCACGCCGATGGGGCCTTGCGGCATGGTCGTTGCTCCTGGTTGTCAATGGAACTGGGTTTGGTTGAAGGCGTTGGAGAAGGCGTGCGGGCTGGCGATGTTTCCGATCACTGTCCCGACGGCGTTGATCCTGCCCGAAGCGGCGGCCCTGACGGATATGCTCGCGCGGATGCCTGCCGTCGCGTTGGCCGTGCCGTTGGCTATCACCCGGTTGGCGCCGGAGAAATAGGTCAGGCTGCCGATCAGCCGTTGCGTGTTGCCGAACTCGTCGGTGAACTCGTCGGTGAAGTCGGTTCCTGGATCGAACAGCCCGCCCATCGCCATACGGACCGAGACCGACGGCGTGAACGAGGCGACGGCGCCGATGACGCCGACGATGCGGCCCCGGATGATGATGCCGCCATTGGTCGAGGCGGCGGCCGATATCTGCCCGGCGACTCCTATGCCGCGCGCAGCGTTTCCCTGGATGCCAGTAGCCGCGTCCGCCTCTGCCGCTGCGAACGTGACTCGCAGCGGATTGCCGGAGATGCCTGCCTGCGCATTCGTTTGCGCTCCGGCAGCGTCCCCGGTGTTTGCGCTGCCCTGGGTGCCGGCCAGCGTATCGGTCTGGCCCGCCGCAAAGCGTTGCCGAAGCACATCGCCGGAGATGCCTGCTACCGTAGCGATGCGGCCGCTCTGCGGCTCCGTGATGACCGGGACGCTCTGGACCGTCGCACTTGCGCCGGTCTGCGCCGCGACGACCATGCCGACAGCGAGGGTCGCGCGTATCGTAGCTGCGGCGTCTAGCTCACCGCCCGAGAACCACGTCGTGCCGGTGGCCTGTTGAATTACGAAGTCGCCGGAGAAGCCTCCGGCGCCGTTGATCTGACCGGCGAAGGTCTCCATGGCGTTCGCCGCGCCGACCAGACCGCCGACCGCATCGATCTTGCCGGTGACGACGTTCTGCAGAGCAAACCCGCCGGAGATCCCGGCGGTGGAGCTGATTGTCGCAGCGACTCGCTCGGATAGCTGGACTGCACCGCGAATGGATGCGGACGCATCGATCTGGCCCGCTGCGAACTGCCGGTGCGCGGTCTGCGCGTCGCCCGAGACGCTTGCTGCGGCGTTGGACGACGCGGATACGGTGCCGGCGATGTTGGCGCCGCCCAGGATGCCAGTGCTGGCACCTATCTGGGCGCCGGCCGCGTTGATGACGGTGATGGCGCCGGAGAGGATACCTGCACCGGCGCTGACCGTGCCGCCGATGACATAGCGGACTACGGCGCCGCTGATGTCCGTCGCTCCCGCGAAATTCGCTCCGGTAAAGAACGAGGAGCCTCCGCCCAGGGAGATGATCGCGGCGATGTTGCCTTGCGTGCCGCCGACGGCGCCGATCTGTCCGCCAAGCAAGTAACGCGTCGAGGCCGAGCCGGTCAGGCTGGCGGTCGCATCGACCTCGGCCCCTGCCGCCTCGGCCAGCGCGGTTTGCGACTGGACGGAGCTTGCGGCAGGCAACGTCGCGACGACGCCGACACCTATTGCTATCGCCGCATTGATCGATCCGTTGGCGCCGACCTGTGCGGCGATGGCCGGCATAATCGAACAGGCGCCGGAAATCGAGGCGGATACATCGGTTTCCGACGCGGTCTGCGGACGATTGCCGACGCCTCCCGACACCGAGGCGGCGGCGGAGGTTTGCGCCGACAACATGCCGTCGACGTTGGCGAAGCCGATCAGCCCGGCGGTCCCGTCCATCTCCACGAACGTCCCGCTGGCGATGCCCGTCGTCGTCCCGTCGATATCGGCGCTGCCGTCGAAGCTGCCGCCCATGGCGATGATCATCGTCATCGACGCGGCGATACCGGCCTCGCTCTCCGGATCGATCAGTCCAGCGGTGCGCGCGAGCGGGTCCGGCAGGACGGTAGCGATCGCGCTGGTGATCAGTTGGCGCGCGACGTCGTTGATGCGCGTCTGGACGTAGGAGACCTCGAAGTCGATGAACTTCTCCTGCGCGAGGATCATGCCTTCCGGCCATGTCCTTTTCCCGTCGCGCACGGTCGGCATGTTCATGATGCCGAAGTTGTCGGTATCGAGCGTGTATTGCTCGACCAGATCCAGGAAGTCGGCCGCCGTGTCGTTGTTGCAGCCGTAGAGCGTCACGCGGACGCTCTCCTTGGTGAGCTGGTAATGGCTATAGGTCGACGTCAGCCACATCGCCGTAGATTGCAGCGCCTCGGTGCGCGACGGCTCGATATGCACGACGCCGTAGGGCGCTTCTAGGTTGTCCGCCACCAGATATGACGGATACAGCGTGATGTGCGGATTGCGATCGACCGGCCAGGAGATCCACACCGGATCGTAGGAGACCAGTTCGAGCCATGCCGGCAGGCTGCCGGAGACGATCGGCTTCGACGCATCCAATTGCGATCCGTCGTCGATCAACTGCGTGAGCATCGACGACGGGATGCCGGTGCCTTGATAGTGGAAGACGCCGGCCTGAGGGAAGAACCAGCCGTGGCGGCCGAAGGAATATAAGCGACCCTCGACGCCGCCGATCACGATGGTCTGCGTATCCGTCGAATTGAGCGGCTGGATAAGCTCCTGGGTCGTGAAGATGATCGTGGTGCTGCCGCGCGTCTCCGCCTCGACCTGTTCGCGGTCGATCATCCAATGGATCGCTCCGGTCTGGTCGAAACTGCTGGTCTTGATCCAGAACACGAAGCCGTCGAGCGGCAGAACTATCTTCTGATAGACGTCGAAGGTGACAGTGGTCTGCTGGCTGATATCGGCGATGCCGGCAGCCAACGACTCGAATAGCGGTCCTCCGGCTACTCCGAGTTCATCAAGGGTTGGCATGGAGGCTGGCGAGATCCGGCCTGATCGGATCGTCTGGATGCACGCAAATCAGATGCCGCGTATTGCGTGTCCAGTCTGGCACCTGGTAGCCGAATCCCTCCAGTAGTTCCGCCAAGCCGTGCTCCTGGTCGCGCATGACCTCGACCGACAGCACCGGCTTGAACCGCGCGATGCTTTCGACCGCGCCGCGCAGCGCCTCGATCTCCATGCCCTCCAGATCCAGCTTGATGAAGTCTATGCGGCTGGCGCCCAGACTATCGATGGTTATCGCCTGCGCCGCCGTCCGCCGGCTCGCGTCGAGGTCCTGCCCGATTATAGTATCCTCTTTGAAACTGAGCGAACTGAATCCACCCATGACCACATAGTCCGGCTCCATGAATGACATCACGCCATTCTTATCCATGACCACGGCCTTCAATGCCTGGACGTTCCAACAGTTCCTGAGCGCTATATTACCGCACAGGGCATAATAGATCCGCTCCTGCGGCTCGATGGCGAGAAGCCGCCCCCATCCCGCCATATGCTGCCCCCAGACGACGGAGAACACTCCGATATTCGCCCCGCAATCAATCGCGACGACGCCGTCGCCATGATGCTTGCGTCGCAGGCTGAGGACCTTGCAGGTCAGTTGCGCCTCTTCTGGATCGTAAGCACTGGCCTCCAACAGATAGCCGCTAGTGCCGCAGATATTGAAATCGGTCGAACCTATGCCGGCCAAGACGGCATCGCACTCCTCTCGATACCTCCATGCGAAATAGTCGAGCCTGTTGATGATGAACGCGCCCTGGTCGGTGGAGGCGAGCACGAAGGCAACCCTCTTCTCTGCCCCCGTCCGGTTGGGCCGTTCCATCAGAGCGAGGGTGCTATCGCTCAATCGAGATCCTCCACGATCGGCCACATGGTTGCCTCCGCGTATGTGTCGTCGGCCTTCCGTATGAAGGTGTGGCCGCGCCAGCGTATCAGATCCGGCAGCGCTATGGACTTGGGTATCTGCACGACATGCTTCGATCCGCCGACCCGGCGCCCGTAGAGGCGCAGAGTAATGTCGCGCATCTGCCGCTCCGGCTCTATTGCGCGGGGAGCCTCATATGCCGACATCCGATCGGTCTTCATTTCCGATCAATCGACCCAGGCCCGGAAGTTGGCTGACTGCAAGCCCGTGTCGAAGAAGCTGGCGCGGGCCGCGCCGTATTGCACCTTGCCGCGCCGTTTGCCCGTCTTTTTATAGGGCCTGCTCCAGCTATGCCGCACGCCCGACAGCGCCGCCTGCGTCGGCACCCCTTTGATGACGCCGTCGTAAATCTTCTGGTCTATCGCGTCGCGGAACAGCGTCTCGATGTCCCCCTCGGCGCTCTTGAAGGCGCCCTGCCTTATGCGATCGAAGTTCGGGCGGCGTTGGAGGAACATGGTCTCCAACGCGCCCTGTAGGCTGTTCTCTATCGCGTTTGCGATCTGTGGGCCGCGTAGGTCGGCGAACGTCGAATAGAGGCCATACTTGGCCTCCAGGATGACGCCGATGTCGTAGGTCGTCTGTGCCCCGGCCCGCCCGTAGGGCTGTTCGAGCTGGCCTAGGTGGAGCGTCGGCATCAGGTCTTCGGGACGGGCGCGCCGAGATTGAGCGTCATCACCGACGCCATTTGCGACGGGTCGATGGTCACGTTGATGTCTTCCGATACCCCGGTGATCGTCTGCACGCCGGAACCCAGATCGGCATCCGCCGTCACTGTAAGGCGTGCCACGCCGGCAGCTATGCCGGGCGCAACCGCACTCATGCCATCGGCGGCGGCTGTGACGGCGACAACGGTGGCGTCGGACGTTGCCCATACGGGGACTCCGTCGACCGGCGCCGGGTTTCCTGCGGTGTCGGTGATCGTCAGCGTGACGTTGAACTGCTGGGCGGTTGTCAGGTCGGCCATGATTGGGTTGCTCCTATGGTTTGGGTGTCGGGGCGCCGAGATTGACGGTCAGCATCGATGCCATGGCAGCAAAGGTCGAAACAGCCGCCTCGATATCTGCCTCTTGGATCTGCAATTCGGCATATAGCGAGTCGGTCAGCGAGGCGGGCGGCGTCTCCGGATAGCCGTCGGCGAGCAGCGCATCATGCGCATTGTCGACCGCATCCATGGCATTCAACTCAGCCTGGATCAGATCCCGCCGCCGCTTCAGAGTAGTGCCGTGTTCGACGACCTTCGCCTGAAGATCCGCCGAGATCGAGACCCTTGCTAAATCGTCAAGGCCACGGATCTGCGGCTCGATCTCGGCCAGAGCGGCCTCAAGCTCGGCGCGTCGCTCGGCATAGATGTCAGCCATCTATCGAGCTAGGCGACCGGGGTCGGGGTCGGGGCCAGCGGGAACGGATCGCCGACGACGTTGATGGTGCCTGCCACGGCCTCGCCGCCCACCAGGGATAGGTCTAGCGTGACGATCAGCGTCCTTACCCCTGCGCCGAGATCAGCGTCTACGGTCGCGAGGATCTGCGCGGTGCCGACGGCGACCGGCGTGATGGCGGCCATGGTGCTGTCATTGGCGTCTGCCACCACGGTGGCCTTGCTCTCGTCTGAGCTGCTCCAGGCGGTATCGCCATCGACGGAAGCGGGATTGCCTGCGGAATCCAAATAGGCGACCTGGACATTGATGCCATGGTCGATAGGCAGCGTATAGGCCATGTGGGTTCCTTTCGCGGAGACGGAAAACCCTTCGTAGCTGGCTGTCACCATGACATACCCGGCACACGGAGGGGTCGATAGATATACTCCGATCGAGCCTCCGACATTGATGGAGATCGGATCGATCTTTAGCTCGATCGGTCGGACGATATGTTCGATAGGACGGACGACGTGATGGAGGGTCAGCGCCATGCGGTCTCCTCGATCAAGGCGGTCAGCGCTCCAATATCGCGCGGACTTCATTGCATGTCTCGGTGGTTGCGATGAAGTTTCCGTTTACCATGAATAGGACGCAGCGCGTCCCCTTGGCCACATAGTGCCTATTGACGAAGGTAGGCTCGCGTATGCTCGTGATATTCCCTGGATTCACATAGATATGCTGTCCTGCCGGACCGTGTAGGTCCACGAACGCCTCCGCGGCCAGAAGCAAGGCGCAGCATGCGTTAAGTCTTCTCGGCATCGGGCGCCGTCGCCTGGGCCTTCAACTGCTCCAGCGAAGGCTGCGGCGCGGGCGCTGCGACGCGGAGACTGAACGAGACCCAATTCATACCGTCAATCCCCAGATCGTGCTTCCGTAGCTCTGCGCGATGTCGAGATAGACGCGTCCGTAGGGCGTGCGCATCATCTGCAGATCCGTGATCGTCATCCGTTTGGCCGCCTCGATCACCTCGAAGCTCTGCGAGGTCCCCTGGTCCGCCGACGATATGATAAAGCCGGGTTGGAAGCTGTTCAGCCCCAGCGACTGACGCATATCTCGGAAGAACTCCTGTCCCGGCTGATCGAGCGCGAAGTTCAGCAGCCGATCGGCCGCGAAGTTGTAAATCGCCATGGTATACATCGTGGCGTCGGCGATGATGAGCTGGTCGTTCACGATGGCCTTCGCCATGTCGAACGTCGCCTGTATCCAGAAGCTGTTGTCCGGCAGATAGGCGGGGCCGATGCCCAGGCCCTGGCGAAGGAACAGCAGGTAGTCAGCCACGTTGGGCGTCGACGGCGTCGCGAAGCCGCCGGTTCCGCTCATGCGCGGCGTCTATCCGGCGGCGTGATGTGGTCGACGCGGATGCCCTCGCCGAACCTCGGATTATCGCCGTCCTCCAGGGTCTCCACGGAGACCGCGCGCAGCGTCGCGCTGCCGCGCAGATCTCCACGGTGCTGCGCTTCGATGAGGTTCTGTTCTACCGCCGCGTCAAACGCCACGGCGGCCTCCTCGCGACGCTTCACGCCGATGTCGTGCAACTCCCCCTGGTTCCGATCGATGCCGTAGTTCAGCACATCGAGCTGGACCGGCTTGTCGAACGATGCGACCAGTCCGGCGAAGCCATGGTGGTTCACCAGCTCGGAGACCTCGATCAGGCCATATATGCGATGTTGTTCGACGATGGCCTCCAGCACCGGCATCGGCGCCTCTCCGTGGATCATCTGCTGCGTGCCGGGCGTGATGGTCTGCACCTGCTCGCGGCGGGAGAATCCTTGTTCAGCGGGAATGCGGTAGTGGAACTCGTGGGTCTGCTTGCCGAGGTTGGCCAGATAGAGTTTCGCCATGATTAGACCCCGCGCCTGATGTTCTGGCTATCGTCCCTTTGCCAGACGTTGATCGCCGAGACGGTCATAGGGTTGTTGGAGCCCGTGCCCCAGAGAAGCACGATCTTGGATACGTCCAGCGAACTGAAATTCGGCGCCGTGCCTCCCACCCCTTCTGGAGTCGAGCCCCCATTATAGGGTTTCCACGTATGCACCGGACCGACTTGCACGTCATCGAAATAGACACACGACATACCGTCGCTGCTCTGGGTTGCGGGAACCCACAGGCCGCCAACTTTGTGATACTGAGAGGGATCGTTGGTAGATGGAGCATATGCGCTGTCATTGTAACCGACCGATCCGCTGCCCATCCATTGACCGCTGCCATACCAATCGATCATCCCGCTGTTGAACGCTGTATTCGTCCCGCCTATCGAGTTGGGCGGAAGATTGACGCTGCCAGCGTTACAGAACCATTCGAACCAGTCGATCTCGACGTGGATCGGCGCATTGCCGGTGCCTGGGTCGGAGCACCACCATGAGGGCCATCCGTCTGCGGCCTGCGGCGTCCCCCATCCAGGACCGTCCCCATCGAACCTGAAGGTGCACTCGAAGTAGCCTCCTCCTCCAAATAAGACGCCGTGCGAGAAGTTGGTGCCATTGCTACTGGTGCTTACGACATGCGCGTTATAGCTGTTGCCCTTGCCGCCCTGATCGGTGACCGATCCGTCGCTGTTTTGCACGAGACCTTGAGCCGAATTATCGCCTAGCCAGGGCCACCAGTTGGTCCCCAGCGTGACATGCGGGCCATAAGTCAGTGTGGAGAATCCGTGCGCTGCGGCTTGTGGTGGCACTCCTGTCGGATCGCTGGTGGCGACCCAGTCGGCGCTGGTCACCCCGGCGGAGTTGAGCGGCATATACCACCAGTTCATCTGGCTGTTCTGTTG